TAGACCTGTTGCAAAGTCGGTTGATAGAACAATGCGGGTTTCATTCAGGTGTGGATATGGAGTGACGAATGTAGTTAAGTTTGTCACAGCATCATAAGTGCCTGTAAGGGTAACCTGACGATCCATTGAGATTTGATAGGGATGCTTTTCCAAAGACAATTCATAACGCAAGAATGTCTTTTCAAAACATGTAGTCCCATTACGGTCTATGATCAGATATAACTCACCGTCGATCACCTGCATCCATTTGATTTTTGAGGTCGAGCCATAAGTCCATCGCACCCAAGCTGATTGAGCTTTAGTCTCCCCATCAACATAGGTCTTGTAGACATAGAGTGATGAGGGTTCGTTCTCACACAAGCTCATAATAATAGCGTTTGTTGGGTCACCCGTCATACGCAGGATTGGCGCAGGAACATAACCAAGAGCGTGAAGCGTGATGTCTGACGCTGTGTTTGACACAGATGTATCATCATATTGATATTCAAATACGAGCGCATCCCGTCCAGATTGAGCGGCAAAGTACAAAGTGTTCCCTAGTGTAATAGGGGCGCATTTACGTTCAGTTAGGTATGTCGTTGATAGATCAACCGAAGCTGTACTTGGTGTCAGCAATTGCGATCCAGAGACTTCAAACTGTGCTTTATCTGATGTCAGAAAGAGAGACTTACGGAAACCGATAGCATGTTGGAGATTATTCACTGTGTCTGATGACACTGTTAAACCAAAGCCATCAGAGTCCAAAGCTTGTGTAGCGAAATCAGGCCAGAACGTGAAGTATTTTCCAGACTGAGAAAAGAAAACTGTTTCACCAGATACAAAGCCTAGACGGTTCCTGTGATATACCAGTGCTGTAATCTTGTTATTTACAAAGTCTGGATTTGCGACAGTTTGTATATCACCAGCAAGGCGGGAAATGTATTCACCCTGCTTAAACGTGAAAGTACCATCAGCCTCACGGATCAACCAGTGGGGCATAGTGTCTGGGGCGAATGCATTAGCCTCATAGGGATCAGAACTTTCAGTCCATCCACCTTCTGCTGAACTAAAATCAGCCCAATAGCCAAAATCTTCCCCATCTACGTTAGCACCAACACGAATATGATAACCCTCTGGAGCAGCTAACGGGAGGTACTCACGCTGACCAACCACTTCTGCCATAGACCAAGGTCCGAAGTTAGGACCAGAGCCTGTGTGGGAGATTGTAAACGCAGCGTTGCCCTCAATAAGAACTGTCTGATCAAGTTTTGTTTTAGTAAAACCCGCTGGTAGAGAGATGTTGTTGTAGATGTCATCTTGGACTTGCGTGGAGCTTAAAGCGTTTGTGACACTTAAAGACCATGCAACGCTTCCGTTAATTGAGATCGTATATGCCGTATTGTTGTTGGTGGTACGACAGTTAATTAAAGCCTTATTTGGATTGACGTAAGTTGATGGCGTCATCGTTACGGTTTTAGTTCTGTTCGCTATAATTGTGAAATCTGCCACCGTTACAAATGATACGTCCTGTGACTTTAGTCCAGCAAGGTATCCAAGTCCGTTAGGGGCATTAACTGTACGGGATACACCATCTAAATCACGAACATCCAGCGTACCATTATTAATGATAATGACATATTGTTCTACGTTATCACGACTGTAGGCATATACAGCGGGATCATCTGCTGAAGACATTGCAGGTAAATTAACGATGTGACGGCTTGAAGGCCGAGACTCAAAGCCGCCAGTTACAACGGATACGAGTACATTATCTGCCTCCTCCACCTGTCCCGGTAGACGTACTGGATCAGGCTGGCGCGAAACACCTTGGTATAAAGTTTTTATAGATTGCTCAACCAGCTTACCCATAACTTATCTCCCAGACATTGGTGAATTGCGATGCGTTGCGTAATAGACGTGGGCGGAAGATCGGAGGATGTTTGTGTCCTCATTCTCAGCCTCTGCATCTAGCAATGCCGCATATGCTTCTTGCTCTTGACGGCCTGCAAATGAGTCCAGTGTTGCAGAACCCATAGCGGACTCTTGGAACTTACGGGCGGCACGGAAGGCAATGTAATTTTGTAGCTCAAAGTTAAGAGCTTCGAATTCAATTTCGATTAGAACATCAACCAATAGGTCTTTGGTGAAAACGAAAGTGTATTTGCGTAGATCAAATAGTTTACGCTTTCCGTTCTGTTTTCTGACGGTGATGTTTATGTCTTTGTCTTGTAGTGTTGTATCAACGCGAAGATACTGACTTGGTACGATGATCTCATTGTTTGAATCACGGAACATATATATGGAAGTTTCAGTATTCTGTTGCCAGCCTTTAGCCAGCACTTCCATGACCGTTGAATTAAGTTTTGTCTCAGCCGCTTCCGCGTCAGGTAGCCCCGAAGTCAAAGAAGATACGGGCGTCTCACCGATCACGTTTAGGATGATGTTAACTGCGTCTAGTTTGGTGAGCATAGCTCGTAACTCCTAAAAAAAAGGGACACCCACTGAGCGCGTTGCTCAGTAGATGCCCCTACGTTTTATTTTAAAAAGACTTATGCAGTCTTAAATTCAATCGCCATTTCTGGACGCATTGTGCCATGACCAACAAACATTTTGGAGACCATGAAGTCTTCCAAACGACGAACATCGCGCTCAGTTTCCATGCTGATATCCAGCAATTTAACTGTGGCTACAGCCTGTGGACACCACATAACACCTTCGGTGGTTGAGTAGTTAGCACGGTACTTACTGTACACACTAGCCGTCGATGTTTCATCAGTAGATGGTATGTTGCGAGACTTACAAATTGTAACACCATCGATAACGATCTTCTCTGCACGGCCTTGAATGCCGCCAGCAGAATCTGCACCAAAGTCACGATTTAAGATCAGGTACTGACCATTCGAGTCTTTCGCATATTTAATCGCATCAAAGACTTCTGTCTTAACAGCCAAGTAACGCTGCATATCTTCTGGAACGTCTTTGTTGAAAAGTTTGATGTTGTTCTCACGGATGGCGTCGATCCAATCGATACCGCTGTACACGCCAGAGCCATTAGCTGCGAGTGCAGAGTCGGCTATGGAAGTACCACCAGGAAACGGCGCTGAAGCCGCTGTACGAGACGCAAGCAAAAGCTGGCGGAACACGTTTTGGTCAAACACTTTTGCAAGCGCACGGCCCATCTCTTTTGAGATGATTGAACGCATGTCGAAATGTGTCAGGATACGATCCAGATCAGCAATAGCATAGTGCGACACAAGGATGTCATCTACGTTGATTGATGTCTCACCAGTGGTGAAATCATTACCCAGAAGCTCTTGCCCCGGAGTATGAAATTCTGCACTTGCAAGGAAAGTTTTCGGGAAGCGATAGCTTTTAGCTCCACCAGAAAGTGATTTAATAGTATGTTTGTCGAGAGTCACCGTTGCGCTGTCAAAAGCAGTCAAAACTTCACCACCGAAAACGTCGAGCATTAAGGCGCGATTGTCTACGGGATCAGATTGACCTTTACCAAAGCGGACGGGACTTGATAAATCGCCAAAGGCCATTTCAGTCTCCAATATAAGGAATAAGATTAAAGGTTTGGGTGCCTTAAAGGTCTTTTCTAAATATGATTGTCCACCGTGGCGGGTCTAATTTATAATCAGTTTTATGGCGTGAAACTTTAGAGGATTGCCGTCCTCTTTAAGCCTCACCTTGCAGAGCAATACGAGGGCATATCGAATTACTCTTGGCAGGAACAGCCTGTAAGTGCAAAAAAATAGAGGGCATAAAGCCCCCTAAATTCTATTTCTTTTTTGGAAACCCAGCCTTCATAGATTTATAGGCTTTGGGTGTGACGGTTGACGACTTCTTTGGTCGAGAAGTTCCCGCCTTTTTCCGTGCGTTCATGTTAGCGTAGAGACCTTTTTTAGGCATGATTTACTCCAAATCCCAAGTTGCTTGCTGCATCTTCCGCATAACGTCCTGTCGGAACGCGGGGTCAGCAGCGTATTTTGGATTAGACATGTCCACTTTCATTTCAGCTTTTGAGCGATAGCCTGAAGTCCCTGTACCAGCTATACCAGCACCGTTGAGCAATTGCGGCTCACCTGTAGCAGCCGTCTGACGTGCGCGTAGCGCGTCGATTGCGACCTTCCACTCACTAGTTCCTAGTAGCTCGTTATAGCGCACGACCTCTTGCTCTGGCATATTGTTGCTTGCCCAGTTGGCGAGTTGCTCCCAACCTTCAGGACCACCCGCATAGTTGGTCGCTTCGTTTATCTGAGCTTCCTGACGGAACACAAAGTTTTGAACATAGGTGTCAACCAAATCCTTACTAAGCCCCACTTTAGCTAGAGCCGCGAAGGCTTCCTCACTTAGTGTGCCATTAGTTTGCAACTGGTTCTGTAGCTCAAGTGGATCAAGACCCGCACTTGTTACAATATCACTAACCTCTGCTTGCTCTTCAACAACTTCTGGTTCAGATAAAACATCCTTTTCGGGGGGCTTGCCGTTTAACCTGTAGTCAAGTTCTTTTGCGTGGTTTTGCCAATCATACGCTCCAGTTTCAGCGTTGTAGAACTTTTCCACACCACCCTCTGGCATAGCATTAGCAGGGGGTGCTTCAGGTTTATCATCCGTTGGTGTGGGCTGGTTCCGAAACTTATCGGCCATCTGCGCGTTATAATCTTCTGATCCGATTTGTGGTGCTTCAATAGACATGTCTATCCTTTATTGCTGTTGTTGTTGTGCCATAGCAGCGGCGGCTTGTTGACCGACACCTTGACCAGCCGCACCAGCCATAGCCTGTGCGCCCTGAGCCATTGCTGCCTGTTGCTGCTCTTGCTGTTTAATCTTCTGGACTTCTTCTTCAGAACGCACAGCGTCTGGAAGATTAAGACCATAGAATGCCTTACCAAGTAGCTCACTGAATTTAACGTAGGTGAGGGTTTCTGGTGGCATCCCTTGTAGAAACTGTAGTGCTGTTTGAACGCGAGTAATATCTTGCTCACGACCTAGAGCCTCAAGACCTGTCAAGATAACAGGCTCAATCATATCATCAGGCCAATCAGGCAACTGACCGCTACGCTTCATTTGAAGAACTAAACGGGTCAGGCGTGATTGTTGCATGTCAGCATTTAGCTGGCTGTATACACCACCCAATGTCCCCTCAAGTTCTTCAGTCATCCGTCGAACTTCGAAAGCCGTTGTGCGCTCAGAGTCACGGACTGTAGCAGCACCCATCAGGAATGCTTGAGATACTTCTCTTGTCTGACGGTCCAACTCTTGGGCGGCTAACTGCATACCGCTGTTGTTTTGATACTGAAGCATCACAACGTCTTCTGGATTACCAACAATGATATCGCCATTATCTGCTTTAGCAAATCGACGGCGTAGGTTAAGACCACCAGCCGCATTAGGTCGGATCATTGTGACGTTCCGTGAAGCCATTGCCGCACCATCGATCATAGCTTTTGAAAGCGCATCGATTGTACGAATGTCTGGGAGATGTTCTTCCACCTTACCACGCCCATAATCCTCAGAGATAACTGTGGAGTAACGCAGAGCATTATAAGGCAGAACCTTATAGTTACCCTGACTGTCCGTCACCTTAGCTCCATTGATCTCTTGATAGACATCATAGCTGACGCCATCCTTAGCAATCTTAACGTGCGTATAGAGAGGCACATTGTTCTGGCTAAAGTCGTCTGCTGATACCAACGCCTGTGCGGCTTCTGGTAATGCTTCAGGTGACAGGTATTCTTCTGTGATAATCTCTTTGACCACGCCCTGCATATCGCGTGACACACAGTATTGATCTAAGCGAAATACACGGATCGTGTTGTCTGGTTGCATTAGTTCGAGAGAGTTGCCCGTTACCAATAGATATTGGATGGCTTGGTTAGTAGCTCGACGCCACTGCTTACGCTCAATCTCAGATTGAATTAAGTGTTCCGATAGAACTAATCCCTGCGTCACGTCAGAACTTACCGCCATCTCTCCCGATTTCATACGGACCTCTGGGGGTATATCTAACTTGAACGAAGGTTTGCCGGGAGGGTACATCGCGATCATCAGGCGTGAGGCCAAACTGACCACGGCCCGTGCGCCCAGACCTTGATAAGGCTCAGGCATCAGATCGAAACTATTGTGTCCCTCTGGTGGCATAAGTGCGGGAATGGTCAGAGCAGCGCAATCCCTCGCACGGCGGAGGTACGGGTCACGCTTCCGCTTCATTAGTTCATATCGGGCTTTTGCTGTCTCTGCCATTTTAGACCCTTATGAGTTGTTGGAATTTACACCAGTGCCAACACTAGTTGTGCCGCCTGATCCTAATTGAATACGCAATTGACTGCGGATTGATTTACCCTTCTTCTGACCCATTACGGCCTGTTGATAGGCCCCTGCGTCAGGTAATCCTGTTGCCGAGGGAGTAGCAGCCGAGGGGGTCGGCGGGGGTGGTGGCGGTGGCGGGGCTACTGGAGCCGGTCTTGGTCTTGGTCCGCACATATTATATCCTTTTGCGATATGAGTAGGACACGTCTCCGTACCCTAGTTTTTTATATAAAGAAGACGTCCGCTCTGGATTAATTCCAGTAGACACACCAAGTGTGACCACGCTTACGTCAACAAGCTTTGCCCAAGACTCATATGCTTTGATTAGTCGCGCAGCCGTTAAGCCGCCTCGTTTATCCTTGTCTATAAATAGAACTAGATCAGAGGCAGTTCGTTCAGGACCATAGAATTCACCATACGCCATTGCGATGATACCTCCTACAATCTGACCTTTTTCCTCTGCCAACAGAACACAGATGTTATAGTGATCAGTCAGCGATTGGTTAAGAAGGTCTTCAACTTTCTTGTCATCATATTTAGATGGATTGAAAACGGGGGACTCTTCATGCATGGCCCTTCCTTTCAGAAGGACCGTGGGAATGTCATGCTCCTCAAGCATTCTAATCATCTAGATCACCGTTGGTATACTCATAACTGATTGAAACTAGTTCGTCGATGAACTCACGGACAGCACCATATCGATGGGCTATAGTAATATCGGCATTTGCTGTGAGGCACTTGTGCGGGTATTGTTCGTCGAGAACTTTAATAAATGAAATAGTATCAAGAGGGAAATGAGTCTCATGGGCAGAAGCCCGTTCTTTAAGGTTCTTAGGCATATTACACTCCTTTTCTGAGAGCAGCCATTTGGTCAGGGTTAAGCAATGCGTCCCACGCCACGGGGAAGAGAGGTCGAATTTGCTCACTGATCTGCTGTGCAACAAGGCGGGTTTCATACTGGGTGTCAGATTTAAGTCTCAAGTTAGCCATGTCGCTGAAGGCGTCTAGACTGCCAGACCACCACCACTCCGTAAAGGTATTGAGTGGGAGATGCATACGGGCTTGCTCTGCACAGATGCCCTGAGAAAGCAACTTACGGTAACGCTGTGTTGCCTCTTCGTTAGTCTGAAGAAGATACTGAGTTGGGAAGTATTGAGACTGAGCCTTGCCCCCTGAACCCTGCTTGACACTATCGGCGCTGGCTCTCCATTCGTCAGGCACATAGAACTCTGGGTCAGTAGAAATATAGCGCCTACTGATTTGAGACATCCTCATAAATTTATGTTTTACGAGTTGGTTCGAAACAAATATTGGAGCTTTGATGTGAAAAAGTAAATAATTATGACCGAAGGGTGCGATGTGGCCTTCTTTAGATAAGTATCTAATGAGCTTATGGTTCTGTTCATCCGTGAAGCCCTCAGCTTTTTTAGCAAATGACACCCGTGCCGCGTCGGCAACTCGCATATCGTGGCCGAGATGGTCCAGTAACTTAGCTTCTATCTTCATTTTGATCCCTTACGGCTCTATGGAATTCAATAAGGTTTCGAGCAATGTGCTGAATTTCGCCGCGTGATATGCCAATGTCTTTCAGTTCTGCGTTAGTTAATTTGTTTAGCTCTTTGATAGTTTCTTGCGTGTTGCGGTGACGGCGAATGGTCTCGCAAAAGTTAGTCAAGATTTTCAATTTTGATTTCCCCATTATCTATTTTTTCAAGCACCCGAAGGTGCATCTGTTGATCCATCCAGTGGTTGTTCATAAGGTTGCGGACCAGAGACACAGCGGCCACAGCAATTCCTGCTGTGACCACCCATGCCAATGACGCTAAAGCCCACATACCGAAGGTTTCAGGTGTCATAGTTTTTCCTATTCACATGAGCGTAATAGTTGTCCTGTGGTTTCATCGACCTTGATCTCACAGGCTCCGCCTTCTTCGACTTGGCCTTCCTCAGTAGCTGTAAGAACTGATCCAGTTACATCGTTAGGGCGGTATGTCGTGCAGCCCTTACAGCCAGTGTCCCACGCATCAATGTAGACTTGTTTGAAGTCATCAAAGTTAATGTCTTCTGGGACGTTCACAGTCTTAGATATACTACTGTCCACCCATCGCTGGGCAGCGGCTTGCATACGAATGTGAGCGTTGGGGCTTAGTGTCTGAGCAGTTACAAAACTATCAGGCAAAGCTTGGTTTGGACGGTCTGTCTTCCACTTCGTTACGCCATAGTCTTCAACAACTTCTGTGATCTTAGACCCATCTTTCTGCATAACCTTGCGCTCATAGCCAAGAGCAAAGATAGGCTCAATGCCAGAGGATACGTTACCAGCATACAAAGAGATCGTGCCGGTTGGCGCGATGCTGGTCAGCAATGCATTACGAATACCATGCTCACGAACTTGTTCACGAATGTGATCTGGCATCTGCATCATGTTGCCTGACGCTAAGAATTTCTCAACATCAAGAAGAGGGAATGATCCCTTCTCTTTAGCCAGATCAATTGAAGCTTGATATGCAGCCACTGAGATTGTCTTCATTACATGGTCAGTCCAAGCAACTCCCTCATCAGACCCGTACACTATGCCGGCCAAAGCCATCGCATCTGCTAAAGCTGTGACACCAAGGCCAATGCGCCGTTTGTTTTCAGCTTCCAGTTGCTGTGCAGGTAGCGGGAACTTTGATACATCTACTACGTTGTCCATCATACGGACGGCCACAGCGACAGTCTCTTTGAGTAGTTGTTCATTGAGTGTGAAGTCGAGGTTTAAGAGTGCTACCAGATTGATAGAACCTAAGAGACATGCGCCATACGGTGGCAAAGGTTGTTCACCACATGGATTAGTACATGCGATAGTCTCAATGTAGTTAAGGTTATTCATTGCGTTAATACGATCAATGAAAATCACGCCAGGTTCAGCGTACTGGTATGTAGAAGACATTATGCGGTCCCACAAAGTACGCGCACTGATAGTCTTGTAGACCTTGCCATCAAACTTTAGGTCAAAATCTTTGTTAGCTTTTACCGCTGCCATGAAGTCGTCTGTCACCAGAACAGACATGTTAAACATGCGAAGACGTAGTGGGTCTCTTTTGGCTTCGATGAACTTCTCTACGTCTGGATGGTCACAGCGCATGGTTGCCATCATGGCTCCACGCCGTGTACCTGCTGACATGATAGTACGACAGCTTGCATCCCATACGTCCATGAAACTCAGGGGGCCAGAGCTATCTGAGGCAACGCCCTTAACCTCTGCGCCTTGCGGACGTAAGGTTGAGAAGTCGTAGCCGATACCTCCACCTTGCTGCATAGTCAGAACAGCCTCTTTAAGTCCATCAAAGATGCCGCCAAGACTGTCTTCTACTGTCCCCATCACGAAGCAATTGAACAGAGTGACGTTGCGATCTCCAGTGCCAGCACCGGCATTGATGCGTCCAGCCGGTAGAAATTTAAAGGACTCAAGTGTGTCCTCAAAAATCTGCTTCCAATATTTAGGGTCAGCTTCCTTCGATGCAAGAGCGTTAGCTATGCGAGACCAAGTGTCATGTACTGTGAGATCAATCGGTGTGCCATCGTACTTCTTTAAGCGGTACTTCATGTCCCACATTTGCTCCGCGATGGGTGAACGGAAAATGTTGGAGGTGGTGTCGTTTATATTCATACTAAGTCTCTCAAATTTGGGGCTATATAGTTAGGGCCTTTTAAAACCTTTCCGTCTTCGGAATAGGCAGGACCATCAGGTTGAAATTTAGACATGTTGGATTCATGCACACGGACATAAGCCTCATCTAAATTGAGGCCAAATGTGGCGGCAAAGCCTGATAGGGTGTACTGCACATCCGCTAATTCTTTCAGCAGATGTGCCACCAGTTCTGGTGTTTCAATGCGTACTTTAGCTATATCTGATATTGCATCATAGACCTCTGTCATTTCCTCGTTAAGGAACCTGAAGCGTCTAAACATTTCTTCAGGGTCAAGCTCAACGTCGAGTGGGTGACCCGCTGCAATAGCGAATTCCTTATACAGAACTTCACGTTGTATTAGCATTCTTCTTCCCCTTGCTTTTTACAGACTTCTTTTTGGAGGCGTTGGAGATACCATGCGGCTTTTGCGAGGTCTCTTTTGGGAGTTCCTTTGCCGCGATATCTGCTGACATACTTGAGGATGTTGGTGACAAGAGCGGCTTCGTCTCCGTCAAGACTTCTGCAGACTGCGAGAATGTAATCAATGGTTTCGATTTCGCCGTGTTGGTAGTGTCGAGGGCTGACGGCCTCATCATCGTTGGCTGAGTAGGATGCCATAAGCGGACTTCTCCTGTTTCAAAATTGTAATCTTCAAAGCGTAGAATTCTTGCGAGACGAACCATCGTCAGCGCATATGATTCAGTGAGGTTTGCATCTAGGAATGTTTGCAGAACGGTGGGCCACATGTTGCTTGGCCGTGCGCTATCTAATATTTTATCAGATTTTACGTTGCCACATCCGGGCGCACCCTTATAAAAATCAGTTGAATCACCCATCAATGCTTGCTTGAACATCAAGCGATCAGCCATGCCCACATTGTTACGGATGGGTCTGGTGTATTTGTCGGGGTTAAAAAACTTGGTGGGCAGGGTCAGCATATCTTTGTCAATGCTGATAACCACTGGGTCTTGGATGTCAGGCTTACCTGATAGAATGCCCAACACATCATCAGCCTCTAACCCCGCATACCAAACTGATTTGTATTTATCTTTAAGGTGCGCAATGACTGCACCAAGGGCAGGGGGTTTCTCCCCACCACGATTACCCTTGTACTGTTCGTAAATATCGTGGCGGAAATACTTGCGGGTTGGACAGGACCAACACAGCACAACCGTGTTGGCCTTTACTGGACGAAGCCAGCTTTCGAGGATTAGCTCTGCTTCCCGAATTGCAGTCTTTGGATCACCAATCAGTTCACCATCAAATCTGTCCATAGTTTTAGCCGCAGCTTTGAAAGCTACGATATCGGCGTCCACCAATGCAGTTGTCATGTTGATTTCCTTTAGTGCGTGTCGAGCCAAGAAGTGCCGACATCATATGAGCCGCTGGATGCACACCTCAGTCCGAGACGTTCCCCTGCAAGCGTGATAGATTTTGCGAAGAGTGAGCCAACCTGATCTGCTAGATCGGGGCGGCAACTGAACTGGACTTCATCATGTACGTTTGCACAGTAATGGAAGCCCACAGTTCTTTCGTCCACCACAAGACCAGCATTAGCTGCGAGTTCGAAGTGAAAGATTTGCATAGATTTTTTCATAAGGATGGCACCGCAGCTTTGTAGTAAAAAGTTAAGTGCGGAGTGTGGTGAGCGGATCGGTATGCGCCGTTTGTCAATGCCAA